AAAATTAAGCAGCGTAAAAATTCCACTGTTTTTAAAATAAGGGACGGTATTGAAGTTGATTTAGTATTTTCCGAAAAAGAAAGTTTTTTGCAGGTGATAGACGCATTTGATTTGCATAATTGCTGTGCTTATTTTGACGGTAATAAAATTGTCAGTAGTAATAAATTTTTAATGTCATGCGAGGATAAGCAATTAATTATAAACCATGTGACGTTTCCATATTTGACACTAGGAAGAATTGCAAAATTCAAAAGTCGTGGTTGGGGTATAATAGATGAACAAGAAAAACTAATTTTAGATTATTACTACAAAGCGCCATGGGGTGCAAATAAAGAGCAAGAATATATGCAATAAAGCAAACTACACACGAGGTTAAAATGACAACTTGGACACTGGAAAAAATTAAGAATTGCGAGGAAATTAAGTTTGGGACGTATTTTAATACTGACACTGATATTGCTGGCGAAGTACCAAATTCTATTATTATATCAAAGGATAGTATTGGTTCATTTGAATGGGTGTGCCCTATACACGGCAAGGATGATTACGAATGTGAATTAATCGTCAAAAACTGCAGTAGATTCCATTTCTACCGCCCCGACGGCAGCGAGATTTTGCCGCCAGAGGATGAGGTTAAAGAAGATGCGCCATACGATCAAGAAACTTCAATGAATGTATTTGACCGAATTAAAAGATTAGAAAGAATGGTTGAGCGGTTAAATGAGAGAGTCGCAAAATTAATTTGATTTGGAGTTTTAGGATTATCTCCGAAATAAAGTGAGGGTGTATGAATAAATATGAAATCATAGATAAAAAAGCACTTGAAAGATGGTTAAATGATTCAAGGTCGAATCCTAAGAATTTTATATCTGGATTGCTTTATGAATAAGGGAGAGACAACCTAAAAAAGAAAAATAACAATGAGAGAGAAAATGGTTTTAAAAATGTTAGTAAATTTATTCCAAGTAACAATTATTGCACTTTCTGTTAGTTGTGAAAAACCACAACCGCCAAAACCTGATCCAGTGCCAGTGCCGACAACGCCGCCAGTGTTATTGCCGACAACTGACAGCGCGAAATATAATTTATATTTAAAAGGCGAATTGCGTGGCGCTAATATGTACCAGCAAGAAAAAGGATCAAGCGCTGGTCAGGTTTGGAATCCAAATATTACACTGCAAGATTTAAAAGACTTAAGAAATGCTAGTGCTAACTTTGTTAATTATTCCGTGCCAGGTGTTTTTGACGTAAACAAGTACACCAAACGAAATGATTTTGTGACTAAGTTGGACACGTTAATCAAGTATGCGTCAGATGCAGGCTTATATATCATCATAGCGTTTAGAACAGGTCCAGGGCGTGGCGAATATGACATTACTGAGGACGGCATTAATAATAAGAAAGTTTACACCGATGCCAATGCTCAATCTGCTTATATTGAGATGTGGAAATTTATTGCGACAAAATACAAAGATAATAAATACATTGCAGGCTACGATTTAATGGTTGAACCGCACGATATTGACGCCGCTAAGTGGTCAACGTTTGCGCAGAAAATAGTCGATGCGATTAGAGCGATTGACGGCAATATGCCGATTATTGTGCCAGCGCCAGACTGGTCAACGGTTGACGGTTTGAAAATGATGGGCAATTTAAAAGGGAATAATTTAGTTTATGCCGTACACCAGTATGAATCCTATGAATATTCGCACAATAATAAGGGCAATGTTGATGCAGCAATTAAGGAATTAAATGCGCTTTATACAAGTATTTATTCGTGGATTAACTTGCATCGCTCACCTGTTATTATTAACGAATTTGGAGTGGCGAATAAGGTTGCTAATGGCGAGAAGTTTATAGCTGCGCAATTGGCGAAACTGGATGGCGCAAAAATATCTCATGCTGCTTGGATTTGGGAAGTAGAGTATGACAAAGATTATGATTATGCTGAATTTGATTTTAAAGACAAGGTAGCAATTTTGAATGAATATAAGAAATCATGGGCGAAAAATACGGAGTTTGTTAAATGAAGGATTGGATTATTTTTTTATTACACCTCATCGCTGGGTTGTTCTTCTTGATGGCCGGTTGCTATGGATCAAAGCCACCGAACGCCAACATTGGGTTTGAATTTTTAGCAACCATATCGATGGCCATAGCCTGCACAGTAACCGCGACATTGTACGCACTGGGGTATTAATGAAAACAGATTTAAGTCACCTGGATAAATTCAGAGTGGTGCATCCACTATTTAATGAGATCGGGGATGTATCAAACATGTGCATCAGGCTAATGTCACCAGTTAGAAATGATTTTATTTTCTGCATTTGTTCTGACGGTGGTGGATGGGACCATGTTTCCGTTTCGTTGAAATCAAGGAAAATGCCAAATTGGGATGAGATGTGTTTTGTTAAAGGGTTATTTTTTGACGATAGCGAATGCGTTTTGCAATTTCATCCACCTAAGAGTGAATATGTAAATAACCACGCGACCTGTCTGCACCTCTGGAAGAAACAAGATTTCGATATGCCATTACCTGACAGCATTATGGTCGGCATCAAGCAGATAGATGAAACCGTGAACATCAGCACCATTGTCTGATATTTTCTAAAGTTTTTTTTAAAATTCCTTGACCGCACGCGATCAAATCCTTGATCATATTACTTTATTAACCAGAGCAAGGATTTTTTTATGAAAAAAGAAAAAGCAAAAAGCAAGGGCGGCAAAAAGCCAGTTAAGAAGTAATTCAATCGCCCTAGCAATAGGGCGCTTTTAGTTTAAGGGTAGAAGAATGAAAATTAAATGCAATCACAGCGAATTAGTTGAACTACATAAATTAGTGCTAAATCCAAGAAACGCAAACAATCACCCAGGTAAACAGATAGATATTTTGGCAAAAATTATTGATCACGTTGGTCAGCGGCACCCAATCATAGTGAGTAAGCGATCTGGGTTTATCGTTTCAGGGCACGGCAGATTGCTCGCGATCCAGAAATTAGGATGGGAAAAAGCAGCGGTTGAATATCAGGATTTCGACACAGAGGCTGATGAGTTTGCATTCTTGATTGCAGACAATAAAATTGCCGAGCTCGCAGAACATGATGATTTCAAGATGATAGAAGGAATTAAAGATTTAAAACTAGATGAGATGGATTTTGAGTTGTTCGGGTTAGAAGAATTTAAAATGCCAGAGACGGAAATATTAGATTATTCAGACAAAAACAAAGAAATTGATACGGAAAACTTTGGTAATGATTTAATGCATCAATGTCCTAGTTGTGGGTTTGAATTTAATGAGTGATAAATACATACCGAACTATCGATGGAATATCTCGGACCTTGAAAAAATTCCTAAAAATGGATTAAAAGTTTTTTCTTGTTTTGCATGTGGAGGAGGAAGTTCTTTCGGTTACAAACTCGCTGGTTTTGATGTAATTGGCGCAAATGACATTGATCCAGAGATGGCATGGCATTATAAAGAAAATCATAAACCAAAATATTATTATCTTGAGGATATTAGAAAATTTAGGCAGCGCGATGATTTGCCGAAAGAATTATATGAACTAGATATTTTAGACGGATCGCCGCCATGTTCTAGTTTTTCAATGGCAGGATTAAGGGAAAAAGATTGGGGAAAAAAGAAAGTTTTTAGAGAAGGGCAATCAAGTCAGACCCTAGATGATTTATTTTTTGATTTCATTGAACTAGCAAGAAAATTACAACCTAAAGTTGTTATTGCTGAAAATGTTAAAGGATTAATTCAAGGTAATGCGAAAGGATATGTCAAAAAGATAATTAATCTATTTAATGTTTCCGGCTATGATGTTCAATTGTTTTTGTTAAATGCTGCTACGATGGGTGTTCCACAAAAAAGAGAGCGTGTTTTTTTTATTTGCCCAAGGAAAGATTTAAATAAGCCTAAATTAAAAATAGGATTTAATCAAAAGCCTATACCGCTGATTAATGCGCTAGATGGATTAGATAAGACAGGCAGAGCATTGCCTCCAAGCCTTCTAGCTGAATGGCGCAGGATAAAAAGCAATAAGCCTAGAAGATATTTCAGTTGTTCGATAGCCGATAGAAATGAACCATGCCAAACCCTAACTAGTAAGGTAACATCAGGCGAAGGTTCTGTTATGCACTTCGAGTCACCTAGGAAGTTTTCAGAATCAGAGATTAAAGCGATAGGCAGTTATCCCCAAGATTATATATTTAAAAGTGACGCTGGCTATTTAATTGGAATGTCTGTCCCCCCATTGATGACCTATGGCTTGGCAAATCAAATTTATCAACAGTGGTTTAAAAATGACTAAAAAAGTTGATCTAGATTAAAGAATGTTTGATGCCTTATTAAAGTTTAAAATGCAAAATATAGATAAAAAATACCACGAACGATGGTTATCACAATAGTTTCGTTTTCTATCCTATAAGATATTTTTTAAATCATTAATAAATCAACCGATGACAGGTACCAAAATCCTTAAAGACTTGACTCTATTAAACATAGCAACAATAATGAGCTATCCAGTGGATAAGAACTGAACCCGGTGGGAGAGGTAGAAAATGGCGAATTACAACACAAAATACAAACCAGAATTTTGCGACCTATTAGTTGAGCATCTCAAAAAAGGATACTCATTTTATTCTTTTGGTGGAGATGTAGGTGCATCCAAGCAAACACTTTTTACATGGGTTGAAAAACACCCAGAATTTTCTGAGGCAAAAAAGATCGGTGAACAATTAGCGCTGAAATATTTCGAGCGACTAGCAATAGCCAAAATGTCAGGGCAAACGATCAAGGGCTTCGATCCTAAATTGTCGGATAATGCTTTAATCATTTTCTTTTTAAAAACTCGTTTCCATAAATACTATGGCGAGAAAAATATCGAAGATGAAGATGGTGTCGATCTAGACTTTGTTGATAAGTGAAAATAAAAATAAAATACGCTCCATTGCCAACGCAAGCGGCAATATTCTATGACGACATCACTGACACACTGATGCAATGCAGTGGGCTTGGCTCTGGTAAGACTCACAATCTCTGCATGAAGGCGCTGAGGTTATCGTCACTTAATCGTGGGTTTCCAGGTGGTCTACTCTGCCCATCATATAAAGATTTTAAACGAGACGTGCGCGAGGCATTCGATTTAGTATTTGAGGAGAATGGTCTAAAAGAGGGACTGCACTATAAATTCAATAAAGCAGATTTCGAATATCGGTTTAAATGGAACCCTAAACCGCTTTATATTTTCTCTGGTGAAAAACCAATCTCAGGGCCTAACCTTGCATACTGTTTAGTTAACGAACCTTCGCTAATACCTTACGAGCGCATTAAAGAGATGCTCAGAAGAGTGAGGGTGAAGAACGCACCTTTCAAACAGAGAGTGCTTGCAGGGACACCAGAGGACAGATTTAATTGGTTAATCGATTGGGTAGCTGAGATGCAACAACGATCTCAGACCAATAAAAATTTATTCAAACTAGTGACAGGTTCAACTAAAGAAAATATCCATGTCGATCCTAATTATGTGGCGCATTTAGAGGCGACACTGGATGGTAAGGCGCTTAAGGTTTTTCGTGATGGCGCTCTGATGAAATTGGTTGGCGAATTATTTTATTATGCGTTCGAGCGTGATAAGGTGGTGAGCGATCGAGTGCTTTACGATCCACTTTACCCAGTGCATGTCGGGCTAGATTTTAACGTAGGGTACATGACCTGCAGCTTCAGCCAGAAAAAATGGTGGAATAACCGATGGGAGCAACACTTTTTTGACGAGCTGGTTCTAGAGGGTAACAGCAACACATACTCTATAGCCGATGCTATTTTGGCGCGATTTGAAGCGGAGAAAATGATTGTCACCTGCGATAGTTCTGGTCGATCCAGGAAAACGACAGGGATCCAAGAGCTAATGACCGACGTGTCTATCCTGAAGGCAAAAGGGTTAAATGTCAGATTTAAACAATCAAATACATTATTGAGAAAACGCCAATTATTAGTTAATGGCCTGCTTGATCACGGACAGCTTAAGGCGCATCCAAAATGTAAACACCTGATTAGGGATTGGGAGCAGGTCGAGCAGTCAAAAATTGACTTCACAAAACTAAAGGATAAAGATCATAAATTAACGCACCTGAGCGATGGCGCTGATTATGTGCTAGACTTTGAGTTTGAATTACCAGGAAAATATAAACAAAACATGATCACAAGTGAGGACAGATGAGCTGGTTAGATATTGCTTACAGAAAAAACATCATAGAAAATATTGGGCAATCAGAAAACAAAGGGCGCAAAGAAGTAAGCCTAATTGAGTCTGAAATATCAAACGGCAATAACAAGCAGTATGTCGAGGAATATTTACTCACGCAATTTGCCGCTAAAACAGTCAAAGAGATGCCCATTATTAGTTGCCTGAACCTATCTAGGAAGATCGAGCGAAACCTGGCTTCGATATATAAAAAACCACCAACGCGAGAATGGTCAGATGTAACAGATGAGCAAAAAAAATCCATCGAATTAATTTATGCTGATGGTAGAT